CAAGCTTTTGAGTTCTTCTTTGATTATATCTCAGAGCGTGGACAAGAAGTGAATAATACCAAAGAATTACACAACATTGGTTTTTATATTGAAAATCCATTAGATAATCATATCAACACCACATGGAGAAAATGGAGTAAAGATTATGCACAATACGAATGGGAGTGGTACTTGAGTGAAAATAGGAATATTGAAGAAATATCCAAACGTGCAAAGATATGGGCTAGTATCGCAGATGAGAATAATAATGTAAACTCAAACTATGGATTTCAATGGAATAGAAACAATCAGTTAGATAAAGTAATTGAAATGTTAAAGGCTGATAAAACCACAAGGAGAGCATCAGTATCTTTATACGATGGTAAAGAAATAGATGATTATGCAAAAGATACAATATGCACTTATTCAATCAACTTCTATTTTCAAGATGATAAATTAAATATGTCAGTCTTAATGAGAAGCAATGATTTAGTATATGGTTTTTGTAATGACCAATATTGTTTCTCAAAACTTCAAGAGTTAGTAGCAAATAGATTAAATGCACAAGTTGGAACTTATTACCACTTTGCACAGAATTTCCATATCTATAATAGACATTTCTATATGAACAAATAATGGCCAAAGTCCAAACAACAATAGTATTCGAAGAGTTATTAAAGTCCGATGAACTTAATAAAAGAATTGTTGTTGCACAAGGTGGGTCAAGAAGTGGTAAAACATTTAATATCTTAATTTATTGGATACAAAAATTATTACAAGAAAATAATAAAACACTTTCAATTGTTAGAAAAACATTACCATCATTAAAGAATTCTGTATTAAAAGACTTAATAGAAGTATTAGAGTTATTTGATTTATATGACCCAACAAGATTACATAAACAAGAAGGATTTTATAAACTACCAAATAATTCAATTATCAACTGGTTTTCTGTAGATGAACCACAGAAATTAAGAGGTAGTAAAAGAGATTATCTTTATTGCAATGAAGCAAATGAACTAAACACCGAGGACTGGAACCAACTTATATTTAGAACAACAGATAAAGTTATATTAGACTTAAACCCAAGTGAATTATCATCATGGGTATATGATTTAGAAAATAGAGATGATTGTTATTATTTCAAGACAACTTGGAAAGATAATCCATTTATCAACGAGAACATTGTAAAAGAATTAGAGAGCCTAAAAGATAAAGACGATAACTTATATAGGATTTATACTTTAGGTGAAAGAGGGATATCTACAACGCTTGTATTCAATAAGTTTAACACCATAGAACATATACCAAATGAATTCAAGTTATTAGGTAGAGGTATGGATATGGGTTATAATGACCCTACAACTTTAATTGAAGTCTACCAAAATGGAGATGAGTTATATTTTCATGAATTATTATGTGTAAAAAATATGACAATGACTGATATTATATATAGACTTGAAAATCTAAATATAGAAAAGACTGATACTATATGGTGTGATAGTGCATCACCACAAAATATAGAAGATTTACGTAGAGCAAAATTCAATGCAAAACCAGTAAATAAGAAGTCAATTCTCCATGGTATAGATTTAATGAGAAGACATAAAATGTTCATTAGTGAACAAAGTAAAAATATAATATATGAATTTGGTTCCTACAAATGGAAAGTAGATAAGAACGGTAATTTACTTGATGTTCCAGAAGATAATAACAACCACACGATTGATGCCATACGATATGTATTGGAAAGCACAATAGGATTAAATAAAAAGAAATTTACAATAGTATGATAGAAGTATTATTAAACGATAAGAAGTATCAAATTCAAGAAGACTTGAGTATTGAGAAATACATGAAGATACAAACCAACCAAATAAAATACACAGACCCTACAGAAGTATTGGCATTACATTTAGATGTATCAGTCGATGAATTAAAAGAGTTTCCAAAAGATAAAATCAAATTCATTGAAAGTTATATAACATCACAGATGATTGACAATGATGACCAAAGAGTAAACTTTACATTCACACATGATGGATTACAATATGGGTTTGAGAATGATTGGGCACATTTAACTTGGGGGCAATGGACTGATTTAGAAGTATACTCACAGCCAGATAAATTAAACCAATCTATAAATATGTTAATGGCAATATTGTTTAGACCAGTGAAGTCTATAGATGGTTTAGAATATGTATTAGAACCATACAATCAACATGAAGTTTCAAGTAGAGCAAAGCAGTTTCTAAAATTACCTGTAAAGTATTGGTTTGGTAGTGCCACTTTTTTTTTGCTCATAAGTCAAACATTACTAACAAATACAAAAGTTTCTTTGGAGTTGAGGAACCAGACAATAGAGAGGTTGATGAAGATGAACAAGAACTTACCAAAATTCCTGCAAGCGAAAATGCCGCAAGGTTTTACTTCCAACTTACGTACCAATTAGCAAAGGAGGACATCACCAAATTTGACGTTATAGACAGGACTAATCTGTATTTATGTCTAAACACAGCATCTCTAATCAAAGATAGAATTATCCAAGAACAGAATGAGATTAAAAAGATGAAAAACGAAATTAAAAACTAATGACAAACTTTTATATAACATACCATAAAGTATTGGATTTCATAGAGAGTTTCCAAGAACAATCACCAATAATGAATTCATTTGGTTATGGTAATCTTGTAGACTTTGGTAGGACCGTATCAGGTGATACACAAAATGCAACGGTAGAATATCCATTCTTATTTGCAGTGCCAATCAACATTTCTTATAATGAGAATACAACAGAGTATCAAATGTCTTTAATATTCGCAGACATATTGAATACAGATTTGATGAATGAAAAAGAAGTAATCAGTGATATGAGCTTACAAGCAAGAAGGTTTATCTCTTATATTAAAAGAGGTATTAGAACATTTCCTGAGTTGTATGAAAACTTTGATTTAGAATTACCAATTCAAGCAATTCCATTTATGGAAAGATTTGGAGACCACGTAGCAGGTGTGGCAATAGATGTAAACTTAATCGTGTTTGAGGATATCAATGCGTGTGATTATTATGTAGAACCAACACCTACACCAACTGCCACTACTACAGCAACACCCACTCCTACTATTACAGCAACACCAACAATCACCCCTACAAATACAACCACACCAACAATAACTCCTACAATCACACCCACAAAAACAAGCACTCCTACACCTACACCCGCTGTTTGTAGAACTTACTTATTTAGTGGACAAAGTATATCAAGTTCAATAAATTATTATGATTGTTATGGAAGGTTTAGAAATCAGGTATTAAATTATTCACCTGATTTTCCTGTGAGTATAAATATATGTGCGTTAAATTATCCACCTCCATTTCCATCTGTAGGTGTCGCAAGTTTTACAGATTTGGGAGCGTGCGCAACAAAACCCTGCTCTCAATATGAACTTATCCCTAATGGTCCTGCCGCTCCTAATGTTGGTAGATGGACTTACTATGATTGTGATGGAATATTTACCGATACTGGAAATATAAATTATCCAAACACTGCGTATGTATGCGCTCAAAATGGGAGTATAAGCCTAACAAGTGGTCTTGGTAGAACAAGATTTGTTGGAAATTGCCCTTAATAATATAAGATATGACTGAACAAGAGATTAGAGATACTATACCAGATATCATTAACAAATCTGTGCAAAGGTCATTGAAAATTAAAAGACCTTCAAGAGGTTATGATGGTAGATTAAAACCATATAGTGGTTCACATGCAACCGTGTTTAGTAATAGAATAAACCAAGGTTTCCTATTTAATCAAATCAACACATATTACCAAACAGATTTAGCAGATGGAAATGTTGAATTAGTCGTAGATTTTGGTTTGGCAGAATATGGATATTGGGTAAACTATGGTCGTAAAGGTGCACTACAAGGTGCAAAATATCCACCATTATCTACAATCTTAACTTGGGCTAGACAAAGAAATATACCAACATTCTTTGATAAAAATGGAACACCATTAACAGAAGAACAAAGAGGATTTCTATTACAACGTTCAGTTGGTTTATATGGTATGTATGCAACTAACTTTGTTCAACAAGGAGTAAATGACGTCTTGAATGGAGTTATATACTATTTAGGATTATACGCACAAACGTATATTGAAAACTTATTAGAAGATAAAAGAATTATAGTAAAATTAGGAGCAATATCCACGCCATTATGAGTTTAGTATTCACAAATACCCCACCAGATTTTCAACCAGTATTAGCAGATGGTTTGTTTTTTACAACATCAGCAGATACAACAAACACATTCAAGTTTAGATATGTGTATGAATTATATGTAGAAGATGCCTTAGTCTTTACTGGCAAAGCAACACCAAATCCTTTTGGATTAGGAGTAATAGATTTACAACAAATCTTAGAAACATATTGTTTTAATAATCCAATATCAAATTGGGATACAACACCAATTTATACTCATACAACATTTCCATTTTCAAGGCCTTATTATGATGAGACAATATCATACTACTTGAAATGTGGTTATGAATATGCATCTACTGAATTAGGAATTGTTAGTGGTTTTACTGGTGTAGGAAATGCACTTGGATTACCAGGTTATACATCAAATATCTATAAAACATTTAGGTCAACAATGGGTGTGAATGGTAGAGCAACACAACAAGATTTCAATATAGACCCATTTGTATTATCAGGTTCACCAACAACAATAGACCCTACAACATCAGGATTATTTTTAACCAACGCACCAAGAATACAAGATATCTCTGAGACAGAATATTACACTCTTGGTTTTACAAACTATTATATGGGAACTAGTATGTTAAGTGAACCATACTATGTTCAATACAAATTCTATAATGACCAAGGTCAAGAGATTACAGGAACAACTTATGAGAATATCACAACAAATGGTGGTGGTCCAAGAACTAATTGTAATCAAGTTTATCAGTCATTATTTTTAATCAACCCACCAACACAAACAGATTATAATACTTTATATGTAGGTGCAGGACCTATGAATATACCAAATATACCAAATGGAACGGTTCAATATACGGTCCAATTATTTGGTCGTTTTACTGGTTCAACATCTCCAATACAACCTACTCCTACACCAACGCCCACAAATAATCCAACGCCCACACCAACACCAACTCCATCATCCACTCCAACTTGTGCATGTGCAGAATATTATATTGAAAATACTGGAGCAACAAGTGCGAATGTTTCTTTTGTGAATTGTTCTAATGGTCAAACACAGACATTTGCATTACCATCTTTGGCAGCAACATCGATTTGTTCATGTTCATTACCAACAAGTGAAAGTAGTTTAATCATCA